GAGCAGATATTACTCCATATTTAGAAGATTATAAACCATTATTATAAGTTATGAGCAACAAAGTTATAGATATAGACAAAGAAGATTTAGGTAATTTAGAAGTACTTAAAAATAGAGGAAAGTTCTTACTAGAAGAATTAGGTCAAATTTCTCTCTTAGAGATCACTTTAGAAGAGAGAAAAGAAAATGCTAAGGCATTTAGAATAAAGACCAGAGATATGGAAAAAGAGCTAGCTGAGTTCTTAGAAAAGAAGTACGGAAAAGGAAATGTGGATCTAGATACTGGTAAATTCACTCCAGTTACTGTTTAAGGATATTTTACCATATTTATTAATGTAGAAACTTATGTTACTTTTAACTTACGGTTTCGATATTAATACGATATTTATAATAGTACTCAAACAACTTAATTAACTATAACATGGCAGAAACATTAATCTCCCCAGGTGTATTAGCAAGAGAAAATGATAATTCTTTCTTGGCACCCCTACCACTTGAAGCAGGAGCAGCTATTATCGGACCTACCGTAAAAGGACCAGTTGAAGTTCCAACATTAGTTACTTCATACGGTGAATACCAAAATAGATTTGGTGTCGCTTTTACTTCTGGATCAACTAAACAAGAATACTTAACTTCGATTGCTGTAAAGTCTTATTTCAATCAAGGAGGGAATTCAATGTTGGTGACCAGAGTAACTAGTGGTAATTTCGATCCAGCTTCTAACTCAGTAATTTCAGCAGTAGACGGCGGTGCAGCACCATTCGCATTAGAAACTCTCGGTAAGGGAGCAATCTTTAACAATACAACAGGTTCAGCTGATGCTGGCGCTCTTAACAGCGACGGTTCATTAGTATCTGGATCTGACGATAATATTAGATGGGCAATCACAAACGTAAATTCTAACAAAGGAACATTTACTTTACAGCTTAGAAGAGGTGACGATAGCACAAAAAATAAAATTATTTTAGAATCATTCAACGATTTATCTTTAGATCCTAATGATGAAAATTACATTGAAACAGTAATTGGTAATCAGTCTAAAGGAAAGACAGTTGATTCAGATGGTTCTATCTACGTTAAAACGACAGGTGAGTACGTAAATCGTTCTAACTATGTAAGAGTATCTGCAGTAAACAGACAGACGTTAAATTACTTAGGTAATGACGGAGTAACAGTAGGAGTAGATGGTAATGGAGATTCTTTCAACCAATCTTTACCGGTAGCTGGTGAAGGTGGATTCTTCGGAGGTGCAGGAGAGAATGTTACTGGAGGAAATTCTTACTTTGAAGAAATTGCAGAAACAACTCAAGGATTATTAGCAACTGACTATGACGATGCAATATCAATCTTAGGTAACCAGGACGAATATGTATTTAACATTATTTCAGCACCTGGATTATTATATAGTATCGGAGCTCATAAAATAGCTTTAGATGCAATTATCTCTCTATCAGAAACTAGAGGTGATAATATCGCAGTAGTAGATCTTAGACCTTATGAGTCTACAGTCTCTAATGTGACAGGTACAGCGGACACTTTAAACAGTTCTTACGCTGCTACTTACTGGCCTTGGTTACAAACAGTATCAAGTTCAGGTAGAACAGTATGGATTCCAGCATCAGTTGTTATTCCAGGCGTATATGCATTCACAGACGGAGCTGCAGCACCATGGTTCGCACCAGCAGGTTTAACTAGAGGTGGTATCGGTAACGTTATTCAGGCAGAAAGAAAATTAACTAGAACTCAAAGAGATTCTTTATACGGAGCTAATGTAAACCCAATTGCTACATTCCCAGGAAGTGGAATATCAGTATTCGGACAAAAGACATTACAGAAAAAGAAATCAGCTCTTGATAGAGTTAACGTAAGAAGATTGTTAATCGACTTGAAGAAATTCTTAGGAGATACAGCGAAGACTTTAGTATTCGAACAAAATACTACAGCTACTCGTAACAGATTCTTATCAACTGTTAATCCATTCTTGGAATCAGTAGTACAGAGACAAGGACTATATGCTTACAAAGTGATAATGGATGAGTCAAACAATACACCAGATACAATTGATAGAAATCAATTAATCGGTCAAGTAATGATCCAACCAGCTAAAACAGTAGAGTTCGTAGTATTAGACTTTACAATTTTACCAACAGGAGCAACATTTGATTAAGAAATTTAAAAGTCGAATATTTATAATAAACAAAACATAAAATGGCAGTACTAGATCCCAACGAAATAATGTTTAGAGCTTTTGAGCCTAAAGTACAGAACAGATTCATCATGTATGTAGATTCTATTCCAAGCTTTATGATCAAAAACGTAACAGCACCTTCTTTCACAGATGAAGAAGTAAAACTAGATCACATCAATTCATACAGAAAAGTTCGCGGAAAGCGTAACTGGGAAAATATGGACATGACTCTATATGACCCAATTACTCCATCAGGAGCTCAAGCAGTAATGGAATGGGCACGTCTATCTTACGAATCAGTAACAGGTAGAGCAGGATACTCAGACTTTTACAAAAAAGACTTAACTCTTAACTTGCTTGGACCTGTAGGTGATATCGTAAGTGAATGGATAATCAAAGGAGCGTTCATAGTAAATATGGCACAAGGATCTTTCGACTGGTCTTCCTCTGATGTAGCAGAGCTTACTATCTCGGTAGCAATGGACTACTGTGTATTAAATTATTAAGATCTAGGAAAATACACATATATAGAAATAAAGGCCCCTTTTTTAGGGGCTTTTGTTGTTTATAAAATTTATTCTTCGTATATTTATTATTAAACTAGTTTTAATTAATAAAATTTATGGAACAATCAAAAAACAAATTCCCTAGTGAGATTGTAGATCTTCCTTCAAAAGGCATTTTGTATCATAAAGGTTCACCTCTATCATCCGGAAAGGTAGAGATGAAGTATATGACTGCAAAAGAAGAGGACATTCTTACAAATCAAAACTATATCGAGAAAGGTGTAGTTATTGATAAACTACTACAAGCATTGATCGTTGACAAGGACATTAAGTATAGTGACCTATTAGTTGGTGATAAGAATGCTTTACTTATAGCAGCACGTGTCCTTGGATACGGTAAAGACTATGAGTTTGAGTATGGAGCAGAGAAGCATAAGATCGACCTATCTCTCTTAGAAAATAAGGACTTTAACGATGCACTAGTTAAAGACAATGAAAACTCTTTTAAATTTGTTCTACCTGCGACAGGTGATGAATTAGAATTCAAACTAATGACTCATGGTGACGAACAGCAGGTACAAGCAGAAGTTACTGGATTAAAGAAGATTAACAAGGATTCTTCAGCAGAACTCTCTACAAGACTTAAATATATGATTATTGCCATTAATGGTGATAGTGATAGAAAGACAGTAAGAGAATATGTGGATAATCGTTTCTTAGCGCGAGATTCAAGAGCGTTTAGAAAACATATACAAGAGCTGTCTCCTGATGTAGATATGAGATTCTATCCAGAGAACGGCCCTAAGGAGGGGGTGACCATCCCGATAGGGATATCATTTCTTTGGCCTGACGCCAACTTATAGAGTAAATCTATTCACACAAATTCATGAGATAGTATTTCATGGTAATGGTGGTTATGACTATGATACAGTATATAACATGCCTATTTGGTTACGGAAGTTCACTTTCCAAAAGATGAACGACTATTATGAAGAGCAAAATAAGAAGAATAAGAAAGCTTCTACAACACCTCAGAACATGCCAAAAGGTCCTAACATAAAAAAACCATCATATAGTACAAAGGCTCGCCCATAAAGCGAGTCTTAACTATTTATAACAAAGACTAACTCCATTGAAAGAGGATTTAAATAAATTACTGGCCCAGCTTAAAGAGCTCGGTGCTTCAACCAAAGAAATAGAAAGACTTCAAGATCGCTTTAATCAAGCAGGAACAGAAGCTTCTAAAATGAATGAAGTACTTGAGTCAGCTAAAGACCGTATACTTGGTTTACAAGAAGCAGCTGCATTTGCCAAAGAGTCTTTTGCTTCCTTAACATCTATTTTACAAGCTAACCTGACTGAGCTTTCAAAGTCTGAAGAAGTTCAAAAAAGAGCTTTAAAGTCTAGAAGAGCTTTCCGTGATATCTCTAAAGAATTACTATACGACGAAGCAGGAATTAACGTACTTTCAGAGAAACAACTAAAAAATAAATTAGACTTACTAGAAAAAGGCAGACAAGACCTCACCCTAATGGCTGAGGAATTAATGTTGAAAGAAGGTATTCTTAAAACTGGTGAAGATATATCTGAACTAACTGGTCTATCAATAAAGCAACAAAATGAGCGTTTAAAAGGACTCGAAAACTTATCAGAAGAGGAGAGACAGTTAGTACTACAAGGTCTAGAGCAATTTAATCTTGAAGAAGGTATAATTAAAAAAACCAAAGCTAGGCTTGCAGAAGAGAAAAGAATAAATGGTCAAATGGGTCTTACTGGTGATTTACTCAAATCAGCAGCAGGCGCAATGGGTAAGCTTGGATTAAATTCTAAGATATTAGGAGATGCTTTAGAAGATGCTCAAAAGGAAATGAGAAAATTAGCAGAAAATGCTGATAACTCTAAGCTAGATGTAATGATGGGCGCATTAGGTCCATTAGCTAAAGGATTTGGTAAAGCTTTAAAAGACCCTCTTACAATACTAACCTTTATAGGTAAATCACTATTAGCAGCCTCAGATACTCAAGCTAAATTCCAGAAAATGACTGGTATGTCTGCATCTGCAGCATACGGCCTTAAAACGGAAATGGCAGCAGTAGCTAATTTATCTGGTTCAAACTTTATAACCTCAGAAAAATTAGTTAAGTCATATGCAATGATGACCGAGCAGCTAGGAATGGCTGCATCTGCATTCTCTGGAGATACATTAGTAGATGTTACCTATATGACAGAAAAGCTTCACTTATCAGCTGAAGCAGCTACTTAGTTAGCTACAATGTCAGAGCTAAATGGTAAATCATCTAAGAAAACAAACAAAGAATTAGGTAAACAACTTTCTACATTCAATAAGCAAAACAAGACGATGTTTAGTCTTAAAGACTTAATGAATGATATCGGTACTGCATCAAAAGCAATGGTACTTACATTAGGTAAGTCACCAAAGGCGTTAATGAATGCCGCTGCAGAAGCAAGAAAGTTAGGTACGAATTTAGGCGGAGTTGAAAAAATTGCCAATTCATTATTAGACTTTGAGTCTTCTATTGAAAAGGAAATGGAAGCTCAATTGATTACTGGTAAACAGTTAAACCTTTCAACTGCTAGAGAAGCAGCAATGAGAGGAGATATGGCTACAGTAGCAAAAGAAGTAGCTAATCAAGAAGCAATTAGAGAAGCATTTGCTACAAATAATGTTATAGCACAGCAAGCAGCAGCAGAAGCTATTGGATTATCAAGAGAAGAACTTGCCGAAATGACCTATCAGCAAGAATTATTAGAATTAGGTGCTGATAAATTTAAAGACAAATATGGAGAAGTTGCTTATGAAAACTTAAAAGCTCAAGGAGCTCAAGATAAGTTTAATGATGCAATGACTAAAATGCAATCTATATTAGGAGACGTTATTGGAGCATTTTCTCCTATACTAGATATATTTGCTAAATTAATGTCTTTCCCTCTTACTCCTTATATTATGGCTGCTGTTGTAGCAAGTAAGGCATTAGGAGGTAATTTCTTCAATATGTTTAAGGGTCTAGATAAAATAGGACCTAAGTTAAAAGATATGGGCTCCAAGCTCCTCGGTACAGCAGCAGAAGCAGGAGCAGATATAGCAGGAGGTGCAGGAGGAGCAGCATCAGCAGCAGGAGAAGGATTAAGCAAAGGAGCCGATGCAGCATTAAACACACCAGAACCAAAAGCATCTGGTACAAAAATAAAAGAATTTTTCGAAGGTCTTGCTTCTGGTTTAAAAGCCATGGCTAGTATGGAAGTAGTTAAAGGTGCATTAGCACTTATACCTGCAGCTATAGGACTTACAGCAATGATACCTGGAGCATTAGGAGCTAAATTAGTAGAGAGATTAAAAGGAGGAAAGCTTGCAGAAGGATTAATGGGAATGGCAATGGGCTTAAGAATGATGGCTGATACTAAAGTAGCACTAGGTGCCTTAGCATTAGTTGCAGCAGGAATAGGATTTACTGCTATGACTGCAGGAGCCATTGGTATGGCAGCAGTTGCATTTCTAGGAGCTTCAGCTTCAGCAGGATTAACAGCTCTAGCATTTGGTTTAACAGCATTCGGTACTGCAGCAATGAATCCATTAACTTGGGCCGGTATTGGTCTATTAGCAGCATTAGGAGTAGCATTAATTCCAACAGCATATGCAATCGGATTAGTAGCACCAGCTATAGCAGCATTTGGAGCTATCATTCAAGGAGCATTAGGAGGTGTTGCAGACATCGTTACAGCTATATCAGATGGATTTGTTAATCTTCTAGGAGCTATAAGTATAGAAAAAGCAGCAGCAGTAGGGATGATGGGTCTAGGTTTAGTTGGTTTAGCCGCTGGAGCATTTGCAATGGCAGCAGCATTACCAATTCTACCTTTAGCAGCATTAGGAATATATGCATTAGGTAAATCATTAGGTTCATTAGAAGGTTTAGATTTAACTACTTCACTAGGACCATTAGCAGAATTAGCTAAATCAGCTGGAGGTTTATTACTGTTAGGACCTGCTTTACTAGGTGCAGCAGTTGGTATAGGGGTAATGGCTGGCGCAGCTGTTCTTATGCCAATAGCAGCCGGAGGATTACTATTACTTGGCGGTGCACTATATGCTTTCTCTCAGATACCATTAGACGGAGTTAAGGAAATAGCAATTAGTTTGCAATCTATATCTGCAGCAATACCTGGATTTTTATTATTAGGACCAGCAATGGCTAGTGCAGCTTTAGGTATTATAGCATTAGGAGCAGCAGCACCTATGTTACCATTCGCAGCAATATCACTTATCGGATTAGCAGGAGCATTATCATTAGCAGCACCGTTGATGGAATCAGCAATGCCTGCATTTGAAGGTTTAGCTAAGTTTGGAGAATCTATCGGAGAGATAGGTAAAGGTATGTTAAAAATGGGTATTGGAGTTGCAGCATTAGGAGCTGGAGCAGCTATGTTAGCAGTATTTGGTCCAATAGCAGCATTAGGAGTAACAGCATTTGCAGCAGGACTTGCAGCAGCAGGTATCTTAGTAATACCAGCAATACCTGGATTATTAGCAATGGCAGGAGCAATGTATGTATTAGCACCAGCTATGGCAATGTTAGCAGAAAATGGAGCAGGGTTATTAGCTGCATCAGCTGGTTTACTCATGTTAGGTCCAGCATTTATAGGATTAGCAGCAGGCGCTTTAGTTCTTACAGCAGCATTACCTGTATTAGCAGGCGCAGCTTTAGGATTAACTATCTTAGCAGGAGGTATGGCTGTTATGAATGAAGTTAATCCAGCAGGATTAGCAGCATCATTACAACAATTTGCAGACATTGGTCCTGGATTAGTAGTAGCTGGACAAGGGCTAATTAAAATGGCAGGAGGTATGATAGCATTCTCAGCAGCAGCTGGTATAATGGCAATGTCTTCTTTAGCAATTTGGTTAGCATTAGCACCATTAGGAGCTTTAGCAGCTATGTCAACTCCTTTAGCATCAACAGCAAATTCATTAACACAAATAGCTACAGCATTAGCTACTATAAAAGAAGCTCTAACAGGAATAGAGACAGAAAAATTAAACGAACTTCAAGGATTAATAATGACTACAGCATTTGCAGCACCTGCGGTTGCAGCAGCTGGAGCAATAACATCTCTTATAAACGGAATCACCGGTGGTGGTGAAGAAGGAGGAGATGATGCAGTAGCTCAAAAGTTAGATGAAATCCTACAAGCGATAAGAGAAGGTGGTGATGTATACATGGATGGAAATAAAGTCGGTGAATCATTAATGCTTTCTACGGTTAAATCTTCTTAATCATTATATTTATAAATAAACAATTAAATTATGGGAAT